TTACTTCAGGGGCTGTGCCTGCGGTTCATCCACTCCCGGCAGCCGGTAAGTTTCAAACCGGCAGATCTCTTCCCCCGCAAAAGCATTGATCGTGCTGGCCAGGTGGGTTTGCAGGGGCTGGATCTCGTTGCGGGCAAACACACGGGCAGCGTTGACCACGTTGCCAAATGCCACGCCACTGGTTGGCACTACCCCGATCAGCTCGGGCGGCACCCGGTGGGCGGCCAGCTGGTCGTCGCGGCTGACGTTCTTGATGTTCAAGAACTCGTCCTTGGCCGTGGCCTCTCCAATAGGGATCAACTTGATGCCGTCCTTTTGCCCGTTGGGGCTGTGAAAAAACAGGTTGCGGAAATTGCCGATGCCCTTGCTGCTTTTCAGGGCGGCGCGCAAGTCATCCACATCGCCTTGGCTGGGTTGTGGGTCGGTCAGGTAGAGGATGAAGCCCGCGTGACTGCCGTTGGTGTAATAGCGGCGGCGGAACAAGGTGGCCGATTCATTGAGCAGGCTGGACTGCAAGCTGGCCAAGTACTGCGGCACGCCGTAGATCTCTTGGTCTACGTCCGGCTCCATGATGTGGCAGATGCTGCCAGCGCGAAACTCGTGCACCTCGTTCCAGCGCGGCATAAAGCCAAAGCGCTGCAGATCCTGATGGCGGCGGGTGTACTTGGCCAAGCTGTGCTTGAACTTCATGCCCTCACCCAGCCGGTTGCGCGGTTGCTCCAGGTAGGCGTTGCCAAACACCAAGTACTCTTTAGCCACCTTGAGCATGGTCACACCGTCGAGCATGGCGTGCGGCTTGAACGTGCTGGCCAGCACCTTGGCCTTAAAGTCGATCGCGCTGGCGTGGTGAACGCCGGCACGCAGCATGCGCGCTAGCCCGTCCACGCTGACAGGCATCTCATACCAGCGGCCATCGATCAGGTTGCACTCAAACAGATCGAAGATCTCGCGCCGGTCCAGCACGGCCTCGGGCTCTCCAAAAGTGAAGGCCTCGATCGCCTGCGGTTGTTCCACGGTGGTGGCCACATCAGTCATTTAGCAAATCTCCAAGGTCACGCCACTGCCTGGTTGCACACCGCCCACGGCGGCTGCTTCCAGTGGCTCGTTGTCTAAAGCATTCATGCAGGCCCATGCCAAGTCGGCGTGGCCCGCTTCTTCACTGCGCCCGCTGGCATAGGTCACGCTGCGGCCGCTGGCGGTCATCTCGCGCTTGATGGCCATAAAGCTGCGCTGCAAGTCCAGGTCGCCCGCGTCAAACTCCAAGCGGCCGGCACGGATCACGCTTTGGGCCTTGAGCACCAGGCGGGTTTTCACATCCATGCTGAACTGCAGCCCCCGCACTGCGGGGAAGAACTTCTGCACAATCTGAAACACGCCAGTGCCAAGGCCGGTCGTGTCGATCGTGATGTGCTCCACGTTGTACTTTTTGGTCAGCTTGCGGATCTCGTCGGCCTGTCCCTCAAAGTCCGCCCCTTTGAACTGCATGCGCTCCAGCACGCGGAACTTGCCACCCGGTTTGTCTGGTGGCGCCAACACCACCAGGCCCGCTGCGTCCCCGGTGTGGCTGGGGTCGTAGCCAATCCACACCCGCTTGTAAGCAAACGGCCGCATGGCAAAAGGCTTGAAGTCATGCGCCCACGCCTCCCAGCTGTCCACATGGCAGCGCATCAGCTCTGACAGAGGGAAGACCGAGAAGCTCTCGTCCACAAACCCGCACATCAGCAGGTTGTCCCACTCCTGGTCGCTGTACTCAAAGCGCAGCTCGTCCAGGTCAAACAGCTCACAACCACCGGCAGCGGCATCCAGCACCGTGACGATCTGGCGCCAAATCTTGTCCTCACCTGTAAAGCCACCGGCCAGCCGGTCATGACTCAAGTCCAGCTCAATGCGGTCGGCCTTGCTGCGCTTGCGGTTGATACGGTTGCCACTCCAGAACGCATAGGCCTGGTGCTGCAGACTGGATGGCGTGCTGAAGTACGTTTTGCGCCACTTCTTGTGCATGGCCATGCCGCTGGCCACCTTGTTGAGCTGGTCAAAGCTCTGCGTCCAAAAGAACTCGTCAAAGTAAAAATTGCCGTGGTAGCCCTGCGCTGTGCGGGCGTTGGTGCCCAAAAAGTACAGCGTGGCCCCGTTGGGCAGCACGATAGGGTCGCCCTTGAGGTCAATCCCCAGCACCTCTTTCACAAAGGCCAAGATGTAGCCCCGGAAGATGTGCGCCTGCGCCTTGCTGGCCGACAAAAATATCTGGTTGCGCCCCGTCTCCAGCGCATCAATCAAGGCCTCACGGGCAAAGTACCAAGTGGCACCAATCTGGCGGCTTTTGAGAATGGCACGGGTTCGCTCCTGGCTGTTTTGCCACCAGGTCAGCTGGTACTTGAACAGGCTGTCAATGAAGGCTGCCTTGAGTTTTTCCAGCCCCTCTTCCCCGCCCAACTGGTTGCTGCGGTCTGGCTGGCGCTTGGGCGCTGCATTGCGGGCAGCTATGTTGGGGTTGAGGTCGCCCTCCTTGCCTGTCTCAGCGTACTTGTGCACACGGGCCAAATTCGCCATCTGCCGGCCCAACAAGTCAATCTCTTTGAAGTCCCCGCCGGTTTTGTTTTCCTTGTTGATCAAGGTGCAAAGCCGCATCTCCAGCGTGCCCTCCACCCGATCCACCGGCTTGGCCTTGTCCCAAGCATCGGCCGCTTTCCACTCGTGCACCGTGGTGCGGGGTATGTCCAGGTGCTCGGCAATGTGCGTCACGCGCCAGCCCATCCAGTACAGCGCACGGGCTTTGCGCCGCTTGTCCTGGCTGGCGTCCGTCAGTGCACGCAACACGTCCAGCTCAGCCGCTTCGGGGGCGGCAGCTTCGGCTTTTTGGAATGGAAAAGGGTTGTGCTGGCCTTGGCGCAAACGCGCTTTTCGGCTCTCAGTTGGTGGCATACCCGCCAGTTTGGGCGTGCATTCACGCGCGTGCACCTGCGCGTTTATGTAGCACGCACCGCTACAACCCAAAGCGTTTGCCGCTGACAGGGGGTCGGTCAGACCATAGAGGCTAGCGCTGCAAAGCACCCCTCAACTACCCCTGAAGCACATGCCCACCAAGTCCAAACTTTTCCGCGTGGCCACCGAAGGAGCCACGACCGATGGCCGTGAGATCACACGCGCCGATATCGAGCAAATGGCCAAGTCGTACAACCCGGCGACCTACGGTGCCCGCGTTTGGCTGGAGCACTACCGTGGGCTGGTACCCAACGGCCCATTTGATGCCTTGGGCGATGTCACCGCTGTAGAAGCCCGTGAAGTCGAAGACGGCAAGCTGGCCTTGTTTGCACAGATCGAGCCTCTGCCCAAGCTGATCGAAATGAACAAGGCCAAGCAAAAGCTGTACAGCTCGATCGAAATCCACCCCAACCTGGGTGATACGGGCGGAGCCTACCTGTTTGGCTTGGGCGTCACCGACAGCCCCGCCAGCTTGGGCACCGAAGTGCTCAAGTTCAGTCAAACCGCCACCGCCAGCCCATTTGCTGACCGAAAAACGGACAAGGCCACCTTGTTCACTGCTGCGCAGGAATTCAAGCTGGAGCTGGAAGAAGAAAAGCCCGATGCCGCAGCTGGCCCTCTGGCCACAGCCTTGGACAAGTTCACCGCCGTGATGAACAAGTTCATGGGCAGTGAAAAGCCAGCCACGCCCCCGGCAGTGCAGCAGCACAGCGCCCAAGCCCCAGACGTTGCTGCCGCCCTGACGGCCATGCAAGACATGGCGCAAGCGTTTTGTACCCAGCAGGCCAAAGACACCAAAGCGCTGTCGGATCTTGAAGGCAGGTTCTCTCAGCTGGAAAAAGAGCACAAGGCCTTGGTCACCAAGCTGAGCAATGAATCTGGCGATGCGCAACGCCCACCTGCGGCTGGCGGCAACGGCCAAGAGTTGACCAGCTTCTAAGCCCTACGCATTCCACCCAGCCACTCCACCAAACCACACACCCAAGGAAGCGCCCCATGCGTAACGACACCCGAGCTTTGTACCGTGGCTATCTCTCGCAGATCGCCGCCCTGTGCACCATCGCTATTGACGATGTGAGCAAAAAATTCAGCGTTGCACCCTCGGCCCAGCAGTCGCTGGAGACCAAGCTGCAGCAGTCCAGCAAGTTCCTGAGCATGATCAACATCATTGGTGTTGATGAACAAGTTGGCGAAGCCATTGGACTGACTGTCACGGGCACCATCGCTGGCCGCACGGACACCAGCGGCAATGGCCGCCGCCAAGGCCGTGACGTAACGGGCATGGTCAAAAACGAGTACATCTGCAAGCAGACGGACTACGACACCTTCATCCCCTACGCCAAACTGGACGCTTGGGCCAAATTCAAAGACTTCCAGCCGCGCATCAGCCAAGTCATCGTTGATCGCTGCGCATTGGATCGCATCATGATTGGCTGGAACGGCGAGAGTGTGGCTGACACCACCGACCGTGCCACCTACCCGCTGCTGCAGGATGTGAACATCGGCTGGCTCAAAAAGATCAAAACCCATGCTGCTGCCCGTGTGTTGTCTGCCGGTGATGTAGCTGGCAAAGTGACCTTTGGCCACCAAGATGCCGACTACAAAAACCTCGATGCCTTGGTTTTTGATGCCCGCAACACCCTGATTGCTGAGCAGCACCGTGAAGACCCAGGCCTGGTGGCCATCGTGGGCAGCGACCTGATGCACGACAAGCTGTTCCCCTTGGTCTCTGACAACGACGCCCCCACAGAAAAGCTGGCGGCCGATATCGTCACAAGCCAAAAGCGCCTGGGCGGTTTGCAGGCAGTAGTGGTGCCTTACTTCCCCGCAGGCAAGGTGCTGATCACCCGCTTGGACAACCTGTCCATCTACTACCAAAACGGTGCTCGCCGCCGCTCCATCCTTGAACGCCCTGAGCGCAACGGTGTAGAGACCCTCGAATCTTCCAACGATGCCTTTGTGGTGGAGGACTACGACTTGGTCGCCCTGGTGGAAAACATCCAAGAGTTCGTGCCCGCGCAAGGCGGCTAACCCCTTGTCTCCGGTCGAAAGGCCTTGAGCCGCTGACGCTGCCACACGGCGCAGCGGCTCTTTTTTGCCACCCCAGCCTCCTCCAAGCCCATGCCCAAAACACCTGCCCAACGCCACATGGCACGCGTGCTGGCTCAGCAAGAAGCCGAGCGTGCCGCAGCAGCTGACCCATTTGGCGTAGCCACTGGCACCCAGCACGAGCTGATGCTGGCCCAGCTGCACGCCCACATGCGCCAGCTCAAAGAAATTCAAGCTACCGAAAAAAAGGTGGAAGCCAAGCGCAAGCTGCTGCCCGAGTACATGGAGTACCTGGACGGCGTGCTGGAAGCCGATGCCGGTGTGCAAGACCCCGTGGTCACCACCATGATGGTGTGGCTGCTAGATGTGGGCGACTGGATGCAGGCGCTGGACTTGGCTGCCTACTGCTTGCGCCATGGCCTGCAGCTGCCTGACCGCTTTAACCGCAACGTACCCACGCTGCTGCTCGATGAAGTCAGCGAAGCCGCCCTCAAAAACCAGTTGCAAGGCGTAGATGCCTTGGTGGTACTGGCCAAGGTGGACGAGCTGACCCGTGAGCTGGATGCCCACGACCAAGCCCGCGCCAAGCTGCACAAGGCCATTGGCTGGGCTGCCATGGGCAAAACCAGCACCCAAGACCTGAACGCTGACGAAATCAAACAACTGGAGCTGGACAAGGTGCACATCGCCTTGGAGCACCTGCAACGCGCCATGGCCTTGAACGACAAGGTAGGCGTGAAAAAAGACGTGGATCGCTTGGCCGCTCGCCTCAAAAAAGAGCCCGCCGACCAAGCCCCCAACTGAGCGTACCCCGCACCCGGACGGCTCAGGGGCTGCGGCCAGTCAGTACCACTGCACGACGCCAACGCCCCTGACCACCGTCCCTTTGTAAAGCCACCACCATGAGCAACGGATTCTTTGTCACCGCCAACCCGCCCGCTGCAGGCCAAGAGCCCACCGTCACCAATGACGGCTGGTTCCCCGACATGGATCCTGCCAAGGTGCGCAACGCCTGCCGCTTGGATGGCACGGTCACGGCTGATCGCCTGCTGCCTGCACTGCAAAACGCCATGCTCACCGTAAATGCCGAGCTGCAAGACTGGGCCGATGAGCAGCGCTGCCGCTGGGGCTACGCCAACTTGGCCGATGTACCCGCACCGCAGGTGGGGGCCGAGAGCGCCAAGCTGCTGCACTACCGCCGTGCCGTACACGCTGCCCTGCAAGCTGACTTGGTGCAAACCTTTCGCGGCATGCCCGCCATGGCCACCGGCAACAAGCTCGACCGTGAGAGCGACGATCTGCAGCAAACCGCAGGCGACTACTTGCGCCAGCTGCGCAACGCCATCTCCGACATTCGCGGCAGTGCCCGCTGCACCGTGGAGCTGCTCTAAGCCATGTCCACCCCAGTGCGCACCCAGCAAGGCGAAAGCGTCGACGCGCTGTGCTGGCGTCACTACGGACGCACGCAAGGTGCCGTGGAGGCCGTGCTGCAAGCCAACCCCGGTTTAGCCAGGCATGGACTGGTGCTGCCCCAAGGCATCTTGGTTCATATGCCTGTGCTGAGTGCGCCGCCCCCCAAACAAACCGTATCCCTATGGGACTGAGCATGAGCAAAGAAGAACTGATGCACGCCGCCACTGTGGAGGCGGCCAAAGGAGCGCCCCCCATCGTGGTGGCCACGGGCGCACAAGTGCAAGGCTGGTCATCGGCTGACCTGATTGCCGTGCTCACCATCATTTACTTGGTGCTGCAGATCCTGTGGCTGCTCTGGCGCTGGCACAAGGCCGCCAAAGCCGATGGCAACTCCACCGAGGTGCAGGGATGATCAAAAAGTACTTCCCCCACCTGGGCGGTAGCTTGTTCCTGGGCAGTGCCGCGCTGGTGGGCTTTCTAGCCACATGGGAAGGTGCCGAGCAGCATGTGGTCTATGCCGACAAGCTGGCCGGGGGGCTACCTACGGTCTGCAAAGGGCTCACACGCCACGTCACCAGCACGCCCATCATCGTGGGTGAGCGCTGGAGTGCCGCCAAGTGCCAGCGAGAAGAAACCGCCGCCTTGCAGCGCGTGCAAACCGCCTTGGCCCAGTGCTTTCAAGTGCTGCCGCCACAGTATGTGTTTGATGCGGCCAGCAGCCATGCCTGGAACTTTGGCCACCCCAGCACCTGCACCAGCTTGGCCATGGCCAGCTTTAACCAGGGCGACTGGGTCACCGGCTGCCGCCGCTTGAGCATGAGCGACGCAGGCCGCCCCGTATGGAGCTTTACCAGCCGCGTTGATCCCAAGACCGGAGCCAAGGTTTTCACATTCATTCAGGGCTTGGCCAACCGCCGCCAGGCTGAAACCAGCTTTTGCCATAAGGGGGTTGTATGAAAGACCTATTGGCCGATGTGCTGCTGTATGCCGTGCTGCTGGCTGCTGGTGCCATTGCTGGCATCACCTACGAAAACTCCCGGCAAGCGCAAGCCGATAAGACCGAGTTGCAAGAGCTGCAGCGCCGCGCTGCCAGCAACGCTGCCTGGTTGCGGGGTGAACGCGTGGCCAGTGAAAACCGCCTGACCCAACAGATAGCCGACCTTTACACCCAACTCTCCACCACCCAAGGCCAAGCCAATGAAAAGCACCAAACTCATGTTGCTGGCGTGCGCAGCGGCACTGTCAGCGTGCGCGTCCCCATCGTGCCCGCCAGCTGCCCCAGCGTCGTCGTGGGCACCGCCGCAAGTGCCACCGCTGCAGCTCCAACCACGCACGCCCAACTTGACCCAGCGGCAGCAGCAGATCTTGCAGCCATTCCCCACGAAGGTGACGCCGCAATCCGCGAACTCAATACGTGCATCGCCCAGTACAACCAAGTAAAGCAAGCCATGGAGGGCTGGCAAGCCAGCCTTGTCCAACTGGAGCTGCAGCATGATCAAGCCCCCTAGCCTGCGCGACCACCTCACGGCCGCACTGCCGCAGCTGCGCCGCAAGCCCGAAGACTTGATGATGTTCATCAAAGATGGACACATCGCCGCCACCGGCACCAAGGCGCTGGCCTGGCAGTGGCACTACACCGTGCGCCTGATCTTTTGCGACTACGGCGGGCACCCAGATGCCGTGATGGGCCCCGTGCTGGTGTGGCTGCGTGCGCACCAGTCTGAGCTGCTGCACAACCCCGATACCCAAAAACGCGCCATCCGCTTTGATGCCGAGTACCTGAACAGCAAGACCATGGACTTGGTGCTGGAGCTGGACTTGACCGAGGCCGTGGTGGCACGCCCCAAGCAAGATGGCCCAGCTGGTGCGTTTGAGTTACATCACCGTACTGAGCCACCCGGCCCGCACGACATGCCCACCGATACCGTCACGGCCCTGTACCTCAATGGCCAGCAGCTGGCCGCATGGCCTGCTCTTCCAAGTTCATCCGCACCAGGCGCATAAAACATGGATGACCTCCAGCGCCTCGACACATGGCTGGCTCCACTGCTGCACCAGCTGGGCCCCAGCCAGCAGCGGCAACTGGCCCGCCAAATCGCCCTGCGCCTGCGCGCTGCCAACCAGCAAACCATGGCCGCCCAGCAAAGCCCGGATGGGCAAGCCTGGCAGCCCCGTAAAAACCGCAGCCGTGATGCCCGTGGGCGCTTGCGCCAAGGCCCCATGTTTAGAAAGCTGCGCACGGCCCGCCACCTGCGTGCCCAAGTGCTGGGCAATGCGGCCGTGGTGCAATTCATGGGCCGGGCTGAGCGCCTGGCACGCATCCACCACTTCGGCCTGCGCGATCGCGTCGCACCCGGCGGTGCAGAAATTAGCTACCCAGCCCGTGAGCTGATAGGCATCAGTGAAGAGCAACTCGACCAGGTCACCGATCTGGCACTGAGCTTTCTCACCCAAGACTTGTAGTTTTTGCTGTAGCACCCGCCGCTACACGCGCACGCGCTGGCCTACGCGCAAGGGGCTGGGCACCATTGCTGATATGCCTGCCCAAGCCCCTGAACTGAGCCCGGTGGAGTTGTACCGCCTGCTTGCCAACATGATCCGCACCGGTCGTGTGGAGCAAGTGCGCACCGGCTCTGCTGCCGATCCTGCCCGCTGCCGTGTGCGCACGGGCGAGCTGCTCACCACCTGGCTGCCATGGGTCAGTCCTGCAGCCGGTGGCAGCGGCCAAACACGTCACTGGCGCACACCTGCCATCGGTGAGCCGTGCCTGCTGCTGGCCCCTGGTGGTGACTTGGCCCAAGCTGTGGCCCTATCCGGCCTGTTTAGCGATGACATGCCCCAAGGCGCGGTCAGCGAAGACGTGGAGCGCCATGACTTCAGTGAATCGGACTTTTGGGAGCACAACCGCCCTGCCAGCACGCTGCGGTTTGAAATTGCCGCTGCCATTGAGCTGAAGGTGGGCGCCTCTGTGCTGCACATCACCCCCGAAGGCACCAGGCTGACCACACCCAACTACACCGTGGACAGCCCCGATACCGAATTCACGGGTGCCGTCACCGTGCAAAAGCTGCTCACATTCAATGGCGGCATAGCTGGCCAAGCTGGTGAAGGTGGCTCCAACGCCATCCAGGGCGGCATTGCCATCGAAGGCGGAAGCCTCACCCACAACGGCAAGCACGTGGGCAGCGCTCATACCCATGCCAACAACGGTGCAGGAGTCCCCAACTGATGAACCGCACCACCGGCCGCAGCATCACAGGCATCGCACACCTCAAGCAATCCGTGGCTGACATCCTCACCACCCCGCTGGGCACGCGCCTGGAGCGCCGTACCTACGGCAGCCTGCTGCCCAGCCTGATCGACCAGCCCGACAACGGCCCCACCCGCCTGCGCTGCTACTCGGCCATTGCCAGCGCCTTGATGAAGTGGGAGCCACGCCTGCGCGTCACCCGTGTGGGCATTACCTCGGGCAATAAGCCCGGCCAAGCCACCGTGGACTTGGAGGGTGAATACCTTGGCCAAGCGGTCAGCCTGTCCACATCGCTGCAGATGCGAGGTGCTGCATGAGTGTGGATCTATCCCAACTGCCCGCACCCAACGTGGTGCAGCCGCTGAACTTTGAAGCCGAGCTGCTGCGCCTCAAAGCCATCGTGCGTGAAGAAATGGCAGGCGTTGAGCCTGAGATTGATGCCATCTTGACTCTGGAGTCTGAGCCTCTGGTCAAAGTGCTGCAGCGCATTGCCTATGAAAACGTGGCCATGCAAGCGCGTATCAACGACAGCGCCCATGCTTGCATGCTGGCCTATGCCACAGAGCAAGATCTGGAAGTGTTCGCCGCCAACAATGATGTGCAGCGCCTGCCTGGTGAGTCCGACGAACAATTGCGCCGCCGTGCCCAGATGGCGTTTGAAGGCCTGACAGTCGCTGGCAGCAAAGGCAGCTATATCTTTCATGCGCTGGGCGCAGATGCCCGTGTGCTGGACGCAATGCCGATCACCCCTACCGGCGGCACCGTGCGCGTAGTGGTGCTCAGCACCGAGGGCGATGGCAGCGCCAGCCAGGAACTGCTGGACAAGGTCAATGCCGCGCTCAGCCCTGACGATGTACGCCCCATGAGCGATACCGTGGAGGTGGCGTCTGCCGAAGTGCTGCCCTTCACAGTGGGCGCACAGCTTCGCGCCTACCCCGGCCCCATGCAAGCCAGCGTGCTCGAGCGTGCTTTGGCCAGCCTTGATACCTACTTGGCCAGCTGCCGCAAGCTGGGCTATGACGTGGCCATCACCGGCATTGCTGCCGCCCTGCACGTGCAAGGTGTGCAAAGCGTGGTGTTTGATGCCGCCATGCAAGATGTGGAGGTGTTGCCCCACCAGGTGGCGTATTGCACAGCCATCAACGTGACGCTGGAGGCTGGCAGCTATGTCTAGTGCCCCCACGCTGCTGCCACCCAATGCCACGCCGCTGGAGAAAGCCTTGGCCAAGGCTGGTGCCATGCCGCACCACCCTTGGCCAAGGCTGGTGCCATGCCGCACCACCCGGAAGAGATCCGCAAGCTGTGGAACCACCGTACCTGCCCGCTGCAGCTGCTGCCCTGGCTGGCATGGGCTTGGAGTGTTGACGAGTGGGATCCGGCTTGGACTGAAGGCCAGCAGCGCGCCATGGTGGGTGCATCCATCAAGCTGCACAAGAAAAAAGGCACCGTGTGGGCCGTGCGTGATGCCTTGCTGCGCTCTGGTCTAGAGAGCGTGCGCGTGATTGAAAAGCCCGCAGATGCTGCGCACTGGTCGCACTTTGATGTGGATGTGGTCATTGTGGACAGGCCACTCACCCAAGCAGCCATTCAGCGAGCACACACCCTGATTGAAGAAAACAAGGCACAGCGCAGTGTGTTGCGCACCTTACGTACCTCCATGCAAAGCCGCGGCGCCATGTACTACGCCATACACATGGTTACGGGCGCCATCACCACGGTCTACCCATTGCGCCTAGAAAGCATCAACCCTAAACCCATCGCCATGCACATGGCTTTTGGCGTGCACAGCGCCCAAACCACCACGGTTTACCCTATGGAAGCACCATGAGTCAGAAATACTTCACCACTCTTACCAATATCGGTGCTGCGTTGCATGCCAATGCACAGCTGCTGCAAACCACCGTGCCTTGGACCCACCTGGTGCTGGGCGATGGCAATGGCATGGAGCCTGTTCCAAGCCCTTCACAAACCAGTGTGATCCGCGAGGTGGATCGTTTGGCCATTTCCAGTATTGCGGCTGACTCTGACAACCCCAACTGGATCGTGATTGAGGCGGTCATCCCAGCAGATCGCGGCGGCTACGTCGTGCGTGAAACCGCACTCATGGGAGGCGCGGGGGGAAGCCAATGCATTGCAGTTGGCAATTACCCATCGGCCACAAAGCCATTGCTGTCAGAAGGTGCAGGTAGTGAGTTGGTGATTCGTGTGGTGGTGGAGGTTGCTCACACTGCGACGGTCACGCTCAAGATTGATCCGGCTGTGGTGATCGCTTCGCGGGATTGGGTAGAGAAACTGCATGCCACTGAACTTAAGCGCGGCTTAGTGGAGTTAGCTTCCGAATCTGAAGCTCGGGAATTGGATGACCGTCAGCGAGTTCTTACTCCCCACACACTGAATGCCGTTTTGGATGCAACCTTGGCTGTCTGCGGCATGGTGGTGTTTGACATCCCCGGCGTGCAAACGTGGCAAGTTCCTGAAATTCTGCGAAGTGGAAAGAAAAAAGCACGGGTTCGTGGTGTGGGTGGTGGTGGTGGCGCTGCCCGCAGAAGCACATCTGCGAACGTGGCGGTAACGGGCGGATCTGGTGCAGGTGGATTTGATGTTTTAGTTGACCTCACTGGTGTTGTCACAGTGACTGTGACAGTTGGCGCTGCAGGCACTGTTGGGGCGACCGCAGATTCGGCGGGGACGCCTGGAGGTTCTACAAGTTTTGGTGCTTATGCAAGCGCAGAGGGCGGGCTGGGCGGATTGATTAACGGAAATTCGCCATTAGGTGGAAATGCATATTCCTCATTGCCCGGAGCCTTATTGATTCGTGGTGGCGCATCAAACTCATCTGTTAGCTCCTCTTCTGGTTCAACTTTTGGAGGTGGTGGCGGGAGTTCTATGCTCGGACTTCCAGGGGGAATCAGTGCTTCTGGAGTGTCAGCAGTCGGGTATGGTGCAGGGGCTGGCGGATCAGTAACAAGTGGCAGTCCGCTCAGTACCTCTGGTGTTGTAATCATTGAGTGGTGAGGATGGTCTATGTGGGCACTAATTAATAGCAACATAGTCACTGAGCTGACTGAAATTAACCCAACGGGGCGCTTTCACCCAAGCATGATTTGGGTGCCTTGCACAGAGGGTGTACAAGTTGGTTGGCAGTATTCAGATGGCGTTTTTTCACCTCAACCTGCACTGCAGCTTAACGTGCAGCGACTCAAGGAAACGGTGACTCAGCGGCGCTGGGAGGTGGAGACAGGCGGCATCACTCTGTCCTCTGGCATTCACGTTGAAACAGGCGTCGATGATCAAAACCGCATCACCAGCGTGATTGCCAACGCACGTTTGGCTAACCTAGACACCGTCAGCTTCAAGGCCGCCAGCGGCTGGATAACGCTCGCGCTGGCTGAGTTGGAAGGTGTGGCGGCCGCCATCGCCATGCACGTGCAGGCGTGCTTTAGTGCGGAGCGTACTCACCATGAAGCCCTCGATGCACTGGAACTGCTGCATGCTGATGATAACCAAGCACTGCAACAAGCCCTGGAGGCCTACGACTTGGAGCAAGGCTGGCCAGCCACTGACTTGCAAACACCGCAGCCCGCTTAGTTCTTGCTGTAGCACCCACCGCTACACGCGCACGCGCTGGCGCACGTGAGGGGTGGTTGGCACCCTTGAGGGGTCGCCAACTCAACCCACACCAGCGCCCATGTCTACCGAATACCACCACGGTGTGCGTGTCCTCGAAATCACCGAGGGCGTGCGCACCATTCGCACCGTCTCCACGGCCATCATCGGCTTGGTTGCCACGGCTTCTGATGCCGACGAGGCCACCTTCCCCTACAACAAGCCGGTGCTGATCACCCATGCCCGCAACGCCATTGCCAAGGCGGGCAAGCTGGGCACGCTTGCTGCGTCGCTGGATGCGATTGCCGAGCAGTGCCTGCCCATCATCGTGGTAGTGCGTGTGCCCGATGGCGTGGGCGAAACCCCCGAAGAAAAAGCCGCCAGCCTGACCAGCAACGTCATTGGTACCACGCTGGAAAACGGCACCTACACCGGCATGAAAGCCTTGCTGGCTGCCCAAGGCAAGCTGGGCGTGAAACCCCGCATCCTGGGCGCCCCCGGTCTGGCCACACAACCTGTAGCGACCGCCTTCGCCACGCTGGGTGAGCAACTGCGTGCCATGGCCTACTGCGGCTGCTACAAAGATGTGGTGGCCGATTCCCTGCTCTACCGCGGTGAGTTTGGCAAGCGTGAGTTGATGCTGATCCACGGCGACTTCCAGCGCTGGGACACCACGGCCAATGCCACCGTGGATGCCTACACCGAAGCCTATGCCTTGGGCCTGCGTGCCAAGCTGGACTTGGAGCAAGGCTGGCACAAGACCCTCTCCAACGTGGCCGTCAACGGTGTCACCGGCATCAAGCAAGACATTTACTGGGACTTGCAAAACCCCGCCACCGATGCAGGCCTGCTCAACAGCAACGACATCACCACGCTGATTAACCGCGAGGGCTACCGCTTTTGGGGCAGCCGCACCTGCGCGGACGAGCCCCTGTTCAGCTTTGAATCTGCCGTGCGCACCGCCCACGTCCTGGCCGACAGCATTGCCGAGGCGCACATGTGGGCGGTGGACAAGCCACTGCACCCCAGCCTGATGAAAGACATCTTGGGCGGCGTCAACGCCAAGATGCGTGAGCTGACCTTTGGCGGCTACCTGCTGGGTGGGCAGGCTTGGTTTGATGCCGATGCCAACCAGGCAGCCACCCTCAAAGAAGGCCAAGCCTTTATTGACTACGACTACACCCCCGTGCCGCCGCTGGAGAACCTCACCTTCCAGCAGCGCATCACCGATCGCTACTTCGCTGACTTTGCAACCCGCGTGCAAACCGGCTCCTGAGCCCCCCCCTGAACACCTGGAGCAATCACCATGGGAATGCCCAAGATTCTTAAAAACTTTGCCACCTTTGTGGATGGCACCTCCTACGTGGGCGAGGTCACCGAAGTCGTGCTGCCCAAGCTCACCCGCATCTTGGAGGGCTACCGCGCAGGCGGTATGCGCTCTGAAGCCAAGGTAGACCACGGCTATGAAGCGCTGGAAGCGGAAATCACCGCCGCTGGCTGGCTGCAGGGTGTGCTCAAGCAGTGGGGTGGCGGCGTCAGCAGCGTGCCCCTGCGCTTTGCCGGTGCCGTGCAGTCGGATGACGATGCGGAGTACACATCCGTGGAAGTCGAAATGCGCGGCCGCTGGGAAGAGATTGACCCCGGCAGCGCCAAAGCTGGCGAGGGCACTGAGTTCAAGTGCAAGTTAGCCGTTACCTACTACAAGCTGACCATCAATAGTGAAGAAATCATTGAGCTGGACAGCATCAACATGATTGAAAAGGTCGGCGGCAACGACATGCTGGAGACGGTGCGCCAGATCTTGGGTATCTAAGCCCAGCCCCTTCCCCGCTGGGCGCCAGCCGCCCAGCCTTACCAACCACACCCGAACCAACACCCAGACTATGAACACCCCAGAAACCCAAACCACGTCCACTGCCACCCTTGTAGACAACGCATCCAGCAATACCAGCACCATCAAACTGGACACACCCATCATCCGCCCCAGCGGCCAGACGATTACCGAAGTCGCGGTGCGCAAACCCTTGGCGGGCGCCCTCAAAACCGTGGCCTTGGCTGATCTGCTCAGCTGCAAATACGAAGCGGTCGCCACGGTGCTGCCGCGCGTCACCACGCCAATGCTGCACAAGCAAGACGTGGAAGCCATGGATCCCGCCGACTTCTTTAAGTTGGGTAGCGAGGTCGCCGGTTTTTTGCTCAGCAAGGAACTCAAGGCCTCCCTGCCAGCGTAGAGCAAGTGATTGCCGAGGTGGCCTATTTCTTCCATTGGCCCCTCGACATTCTGGAAGCCATGCCGCTGCCCGAGTTGATGGACTGGCGCAACAGGGCGGTGGGCATACACAACGCCATCAACGCGCCCCCTGAAAAGTGAACCCCACTCATGGCTGAGAAAAACATGCGCTTGCGCGTCATTCTGGATCTGGCAGACAAGGCGCTGGCACCGCTCAAGCGCATCAGCCAGGGCAGCAGCGAAACCACGCAAACCCTCAAAGCCGCCCGTGACCAGCTCAAGCAGCTGGACGCCACCCAAAAAGCCGTTGGCGCCTTCCGCGAAACCCGCGCAGGTCTGGGCGAGACCGAGGCCAAGCTGCAAGCAGCACGCGAGCGGGTCAAGCAACTGGCCCTGCAGTTCAACCAGGCGGGCGTACCCACCAAAGCCATGACCACGGCCATGGCGGCCGCACGCACTGAAGCCAACCAACTGGGCGCCAAGTTCAACAGCCAGCAACAGCACCTGCAGCAGCTGCGCGACAAACTGCAAACCGCAGGCATCAGCACCAAGAACCTGGCCGAGCATGACAAGCAGCTGCGTGCCAGCATGGCGACCACGCGGCTTGATATCGCCAAGCAAACGCAGGCCCTCAAAGCACAAGCTGACATGCAGCAGCGCGTAGCAGGCATCAAACAAGCGCAGGCCGACAACGTGGCAGCGCGTGGCAATGCACGCGGGGCCCTGCTCGATGGCGTGGCCTTGGCGGCTGCCTTGGGTGCCCCCATCAAAATGGCTATCGACTGGGAGCAGCGCCTGGCAGAGCTGAACAAAGTGGCCGGCAAAACACCCGAGGAGCTGAACTCGATTGCCTTTGCCGCACAAAAGCTGGCCGTAGAGACTGGGGTGGCGCGCGAGGAAATCATTGGCGCATACATTGCCGCCAGCCAAGCAGGTTTTGCAGAGAGCGAGTGGGCGCAGTTTGCCGAGGTGTCTGCCAAGATGGGGGTGGCCTTTGACACCACCGGCGAGAAGGCTGGCGAAATGCTCAAGGCTTGGCGTGCAGGTATGAACCTGAGCATGGACGAAGCCGCAGCGCTGGCCGGTGCCGTGAACCACATTGCCAACAACATGAACGCCACCGCCAATGACATTGGCGATGTGCTGCTGCGCCAAGGCGCCGTGATGAAGTCCATGGGCCTGAGCGACACCCAAGCCGCCGCACTGGCAGCCACCATGCTCTCAGGCGGTGCGACCTCTGAAATTGCTGCCACAGCTGGCAAAAACTTCATGGGCGCATTGACCAAGGGCTTTGCAGCCACCAAGGGCCAGCGCGAGATCTGGGAAATGATTGGCCTGAACCCTGAGAAGGTGGCCAAAGACATGCAAAAAGCACCGCAGCAAGCCATCAAGGCCGTGCTGGCCAGCCTCAAGACTTTGGAAAAGCACGAGCTGGCCCCCGCCATTGGCATGCTGTTTGGCCAAGAGTCGGTCGGGGCAGCTTCTCAAATCGTGGGCAACATCGATGGCCTGCTGAAAGCCTTCAATCTGGCAGGTGACAGCGCCCAGACGCTGGGAAGCTTGCAAGCTGAGTTTGACAGCATGGGCAACACCACCCAGCAGCAAGCGCGCAAGGCCAGCGAAGGCATCAAGAATGTGACTACCGCCCTGGGTATGGGTCTGCTGCCCACCATCAACAACACCTTGGCAGCATTTGCCCCTATGGCTTTGGGGCTAGCTCAGTGGATGCAAGCCAACGAAGGCACCGTGACCACCGTGGTCAGCATCCTTGCAGCTTTGATGGCGTTCAAGATTGCCGCCATTGCTGGTGCCTACGCCTTTACGTTCATTCGTGGAGCGGTTCTTTCTGTGAAAGCAGTGATGCTGGCTGCACGCATGGGCTGGATGCTCTACACCGGCGCCATGGTAGCCAGCAGTGCCACCAGCAAAGCTGCGATTGTGATGAGTAAAGGGCTAGCTGCTGCACAGTGGCTGGTCAATGCTGCAATGTCTGCCAACCCTATTGGCCTGCTCATCATTGCCATCGGCCTTTTGATTGCTGCAGGCGTGCTGCTGTGGAAAAACTGGGATGAGGTAGTGGCCGGTGCCAAGCTGGTGTGGCAAGACCTGTCCAACTTTCTGGGCAACCTATGGACCAGCATTGCCACCACGGCCAGCACTGCCTGGGCTGGCATGGTGCAAAACTTCACCCAGTTTGGCAGCTGGATCATTGACGGCATCATTGGCGGCATCACCAATCGGCTGTCGGCCTTGAAAGAAACCATCGTGGGCGCAGCCAGCTCTGCAGCCAACTGGTTCAAAGAAAAGCTGGGCATTGCCAGCCCCTCCAAGGTGTTCACACAGTTTGGCGGGTGGATCAGCGAGGGGGCAGCCAAAGGCATTGAGGCTGGCCAAGCCAGCGTGCGTGCCGCCTCTGTGGCCATGGCGGCCGCTGCACTGGCGCCAGCCACTGCAGCCACTGGCGGTGCAGGCAGCGCAGGCCCTGCGCCCACCGTGGCGGCAGCCCCAGTCATCATGGCCAAGGCACCTGCCCCCGCTGCAGCGCCAGCCGGTGGCAACAACTACACCATCACCATCCAAGCAGCTCCAGGCGCTGACCCCAACGCCATCGCCCGCGCAGTGGCGGCTGAGCTGGACAAGCGCGAGCGCGCAGCCAATGCCCGAAGCCGCAGCGCTTTGTATGACACCAACTAAGAAGACCACCCCATGACCGGATCCATGCTCATGGCCTTGGGCCAATTCATTTTTGGCATTGAAACGCTGGCCTACCAAGAACTCAAGCGCAGCAACACTTGGCGCCACCCCAGCAGCAGCCGCATTGGCGCCCGCCCTGCCCGCCAGTTTGTGGGCGTGGGGGATGACACCATCAGCCTCTCTGGCTGGGTGGCCCCCGAGCTGGTGGGCAAATACACCAGCGTGGCAGAGCTACGCTCCATGGGAGACAGCGGGCAGGCCTTCGCCCTGGTCAGCGGCACAGGGGAAGTGTTTGGCCAATACGTGATTGAAAGCCTGAGCGAGACCGGCACCCTGCACCATGCAGATGGCACCCCGCGCCGCATCGCGTTTGATCTGCAGCTGGCCCGCGCTGACGACAACGCAGGCGGCGCCAAAGTCACGGTCAATGAGCAAGGCCAGTACGTAGCGCCGACCATGGCCCCTGGGGAAGAGTAAGCGCCATGGCAGGCAACGTCACCACCACCCACTACCAGCACCTTGCCCCCACCTACCGCCTGGTGGTGGCAGGCAAAGACATTACGCCCAAGCTCAGTGCGCGGCTGGAGAGCCTGTCACTCACCGAGGGGCGCGAGAACCAGGCCGACCAGCTTGACCTGGTACTGCTAGACCATGACGGCCAAGTCATCATCCCCACCAAAGAAGCAGAGATTGAGCTGTACATCGGCTGGGAGGGGCAGCCTCTGATCGACAAAGGCAGCTTTGTGGTGGATGAGGTAGAGCACAGCGGCGCACCAGACAAACTCACCATCCGCGCCCGGGCTGCCGACATGGGCGGCGAGATCCGCACCCGACAAGAGAAAAGCTGGCACAGCACCACACTGGGTAACGTGCTGGCCGAGATTGCCAAACGAAATAGCCTGACACACAAGGTAGATCAAGCGCTAGCAGCTATCAAAGTTGCACACCTTGACCAGACCAATGAAAGCGATATGCACTTCATCACCCGGTTGGCCCGCAAACATGATGCGGTGGCCACGGTCAAGAAAAAGCATTTGCTGTTCATGCCCATCAACGGCACCAAAAACAGCAAGGGCCAAAGCCTGCCGGTGGTCACCATTACCCGTGCTGACGGTGACCAGCACCGCTGGGCCACCAGCGCCCGCGATGCGTTTGATGGCGTGCGCGCCTGGTGGTCTAACAGCGTGAACGGCAAGCGCAAAGAGGTGATTGCGGGCAAGAAAACCCGCAACATGAAAACGCTCAAAGAAACCTACGCCAGTGAGCAAGATGCACTGGACGCCGCCAAGGCAGAGATGCAGCGCCTGGAGCGTGGCGGTGCCACCTTCTCGCTCTCGCTTGCAATTGGCCGCCCGGAAATCACTGCCCAGTCACCGATTGCTGTGCGCGGCTTTAAGCCGGAAATCGATGGGCAAGACTGGCTGGTCAAAGAAGTCACCCACCGCATGGATGGGGGGAGCGGGTGGACTAGCCAGGTGCAGATGGAGAGGGGCGCACAAGAAGACAGCGGCTCCGAAGCCAAGCGCTGACGGTAAAAACCATCATGAATAGTTGCCTACTGATTTCATAGCGCAGCTGCAAGGATGGCGTAAAGCAAAGCCGAAATCAGCGATCAAGCGCAAAGCAGTACTGGCAAAACCCGCCATATACTGTATGCATGTACAGTTACCACTACCTCGCAGGCCTGCCCGTTCCGGCAGACTCGGCCCCCATGCCACTGCCGCTGGCTGCAGCCAAAGTGCGTGGGGGCTTCCCCAGCCCTGCTGAAGACTTTGCAGCCAAGCGAATTGACTTGGCCAAAGAACTCATCTTTCACCCGCAATGCACCTTCATCCTGCGCTTGACTGGCGACAGCATGGAAGGTGCGGGCATGTTTGATGGCGACCTGCTGGTGGTAGACAAGTACTTGCGCCCCCAGCACGGTGACATTGTGGTGGCCGAGGTGGATGGAGACTTCACCTGCAAGCGCCTGCACATGCGCAATGGCCAGTTTCACCTGCACCCAGAAAACCCCACCTACCCCGACATACGCCCCAAACCCGGCCAGACCATTGAGATCTGGGGCGTAGTCACCAGCTGCGTGAAGCGTTTTCGCAAGGCATAAGGCGCCACCATGTTCGCCCTGCTCGATGGCAATAACTTCTACGCCAGTTGTGAGAGGGTGTTTCGCCCCTCACTCAAGGGCATCCCCCTTGTTGTACTGAGTAATAACGACGGCTGCGTCATTGCCCGCAGCGAAGAGGCTAAGGCCATCGGCATCAAAATGGGCCAGCCCTACTTTCAGGTACAGCACCTGCACACCACCCACGGCATGGTGGCCCTGAGTGCCAACTTTGCCCTGTACGGTGACATGTCAGACCGCATGATGAGCCTGGCTGCAGGCATGGGCCCCGAGCAAGAGATCTACAGCATTGACGAATGCTTCATTGGCCTGCAAGGCGTGGCAGACGTTACCCGCCGCGCCCACGCCATACGCAGCCGCATACAGCGCGGCATCGGCATTACCACCTGCGTGGGCATAGCCCCCACCAAAACCTTGGCCAAGCTGGCCAACCACATCGCCAAAGACGCAGAGCGCAAACCCGGCTCGTACCCACCTCACTTGGCAGGCGTATGCAACCTGGCAGAAACAGCCCCTGAATTGTTGGCCCACATGCTGCGCTGCACGCCTGTCGGTGATGTATGGGGAGTGGGCCGCCGCATAGCCAAGCGCCTGTGCGAGTACAACATTGCCACCGCGTGGGAGTTGCGCAACGCCCCTGTACCTTGGGTGCGCAGCCAGTTTGGCGTGGTGCTTGAGCGCACCGTGCGCGAGCTGCAAGGCACTGCCTGCCTGCAGCTAGAAACCCAGCCGCCCCCCAAACAGCAAATTGCCTGCACGCGCAGCTTTGGCAGGCCGGTGACAGAGCTTGCGCCGCTGATTGAGGCTGTGAGCCACTTCACTCAGCGGGCAGCAGAAAAGCTGCGCATGCAAGAACACCGCTGCGGCGCCGTGCACGTGTTTGCGCACACCAGCCCCTTCAGGCCAGACGATGCCCGCTTTGCCCAAAGCGCCACCATCCAACTGGTGCAGCCCAGCGCAGACACCGCTGTGCTGCTTGCCGCGGCGGAGCGAGGGGTAAGAAAGATTTATGAACCCGGTTACCGGCTAGCCAAGGCGGGGGTGATACTGCTGGACTTGTCCCCCGTCACGCGACAGCAGACCTCATTGCTTGAAGCACCGCAGCGTGAAAGTGGCAGAGACATGAGCGCCTTGATGGAAGCCATGGACCGCATCAATGCGCGCTGGGGCAAGGGGGCGTTGTGTGCGGGTAATGCGCTATATGCCAGCGAGTGGAGGATGAGACAGGAAAAGAGATCACCAAATTACACCGCACTTTTAAACGAAGCACCTTCGGTTAAATGAAATTTTTAAGTTCAAATATTAATAAATTTATCTTTATCAAAAAATCCATATTCAACTCTAATTTCACTTAAATCCCAATAATCCATAATGTAGTCGATGAATTTCATATTTAAAATACCATCTATATTATTTTTAATATCATCTTCCTTACCATGTATAACGACATTAAATTGAACAGAATTATTTAACTCAATATTTAATTTATTTGAAAAGTAATCGTTTATAGAATCAAAGTATCCATGGTCATGAAATTCAGATGCTTCTTCAAATGACTTTACAATGTAAATCCTTAGCAACTTATTGTCATGCAAATAGTATTTAATGCGCAGAGAAGATTCCGAAGCTCCTTCTGCATTAAATCCATAATTTTGATCAATCCACTTTGAAACTTTTAAAAAATTCAAACTATCCATCATGTCCCAAAGTCTTGACTTTATATTTACTGAACCTCTAGTATTTTTATAATTAATTTTTAAATTTTGATTATTTATAGAATCATTCTTATCTTCCTCTGCGACGTGCACAATTTCATCAACTGTTTTCGCAGAAATATTACCATTAAAATATTTATTCGCATGAACGACAAAATTTTGATAGTTATACATCCAAAAGTTATCAACATTAGAAAATCGTCTAATCTCTCTAATGAGTTCTGGCTGAGGGCCAATAGTTTTGCCCTTTTCAATAAGCCACCAATCTTCTTTGCTATCACCTGTGACAAAAATAACATTTTTTATAGAATTTTCCTTGGAATAGCTAAGAAGCTGCTTCCAAAGTATGAGATCACCAAATTTTCTTTGGTATTTGATTCCATCAAAAATAAACGTAGATTGATTGGCTGGGTTATCTTTTGAAACATCAAGATAACCAGGCGGAATTTTTTCAGCATATCTATCCTCACCATCCTGCGTGAGGTTATCTAAATCGTTTTGATTTACTGGCCCTTCACCGACTCTTCCATCAAGCAAATTATCTATTTTCGTACGCACCGGATCAGATGAGCCCAACTCAAGTTGGTTATCTTGAATTTTAGATATAGAGCTTGATATTTTTTCTTTCAATAAGTCAAGAGATTCAAAGATCGGCTCAACATCTACATCAATACCTCTTTTGGGTATTTGTAGATCATCTATATTTTTTCTTAAACTAATTAGAAATTTATCTGATTCACTTAAAATATCTTGGATCTTTTTTTTCTCAGAACTAATTACAGTTGTTCTATTTCTTTGAAACTCTAATGCAACTTGGTGAGGTATCCATATCCTATCGTTAAGACGATTCAAAAGATCGAAAAGTTCATCACTTGCAAACTTTGGGAGTTTGTATAAATTTAATAAAACATTTGTATCGAGGACAAAAATAGAATTACTCCAAAGATCGGAAAATTCTTTGTCTGTAGGGCTGTAAAAACCGAAAAATTTATTTTTCATTTAGTTAAATTTTTTATATATCAAAACTAAGGAATAAATAGTTTAAATATTAATCACTAAAAAATATTTTACTGTTAATATTTCGACGCTCAAGCATTTGTCAATTTCTGCGTAGCTTCCGCCACTCCCAAGGCGGCACGGCGTGCGGATCGCTCCACAACCCTTGCTTGCCTTGAATGGCTGAAGCTTCGGTTTGACCGTAGCGCTTGCGCGCATCGGCGGTTTGCTCATGTGCGTAATCGCGGTACCACCAGGCCATGCCAGAGCGGATCATGGCGAGGCCGATATCGCCGGACTCTTGAGTGCTGACGTTGCAAATCTTGCGTTGATAGCGGTCGGTTTTGTAGCAGGCCAGCTGCACCGGCTTCATGTAGACCAATTCAGAAAGCGTCTGTTTGGAACGCTGCCCGAAAGGCTGTCGCTGCTCTGGCGCATCGATGGCGCCAAACCTGACGGTGATTTGCTCATAGCTGCCTTGCTGGCCGCAACGCACTTTGATCGTGTCACCGTCAGTCACTCCGACCGTCAAGCACTCTAACGATTGAGTGGCTGCAACAGACGGAAGCAATGAGCCGAATAGAAAGATTGCAGATGCTGCTAGCTTCACGGATCAATCCGAAATTTTGGTGCAGCGATTCAATAACTTTGCGTAGGCGCGTGATGTGTATTCACTGGGAATAATCCATCCGCCATAGTTCTGATTGCGTCGCCCATCCCATCGGCAAATATCAAACATGATTTGCTCTAATGGCCCAGAGGAAGAGCAAGACACAGACATATCGCCACTTGGCAGTTTTGTAGTTTTGATCTGGCCATCCATCCCAGACACAACAAAGATACTCATGCCACTCCCTGATGACTAACACGGCCAGCATGGCCTGTTACGTTCAACTGAAAAAACTTGCTATGACCAGTGATAGCAACCATGTAAGGAAATACCAGTTGTAACAGATGGTACTGTATTCTTGTGGGCCAACCAACTATCAATGGAGGCCAAGATGCAGCAGTACGAGGTTTACAACGCACTGAGATCAATGAAGCGCTTGCAGAAAGCTCACAAAACATTTCTGGACGCGTTGGCGGCACAGCCAGAAGTGGAATCAGACCTAGGTACTGTGCAGAGCACAAGCGAAGGCGTTTCGCTGCAATGCTTGGGCTATGACGTCGCAATACGCCAAAGACCGATTTCTCTGCAAGCTGGCGAGCTAGCTTACGAGTACGAATTTATTGTCGAGTGCTGGGGCGAAAAACACGTGATCATGCGCCTGTACATGACTACGCAAGGCAACTTGTATAGGGCGGCAGACTTGAGTGAATACTTTGATAGTGTTGATGGCTGGTCGACACGCAACACACTGATAACCGAAACCTTCATCAAACTGCTGCAATCAAAGGTCTTTGCTCCAAACCAAATCAAAACAAGCCCTGTACAGGGCTTGAGTGTTTAGAAAAAATGCATGTGTGCCTGCTGGTACCACTTAGGTGCAGAAACATGGTCGGGATGCCCTTCAGACGTAGCTTGTTCCCACTCGCATTTGGAAACCAGCGTCTTCAGGTTTGGAGGCTCCCGCAAATCAATGGCTGCACGGTCGACTTCCCATGCACACAAACAAGTTTCGTTCAAATCTGCCAACGGCGTACTCTGAATTTTTCCAGAGAAACTGATGGCCTCTTCGGCCAATTCTTTGTGTGACTGACGGCGGTCACCGTAGCCGTAAATCAAGGCTAGCAAGCTGGTGAGAGAAATTCCTGCGCCCACCCAAGGCAGGTTATCGGTAAGCGATTTTCCCAGCACGGCAACACCGCCAGCCACTGCAGCAACTTGGGTCAGCTTATCCATCCAGTCAAAGAAACGCTGACGCTTGCGGTGATAGCGATACGTAATGCCAGCCCAGTTCAGCAGCTCAGCACGGCGCTGGTACAGGCGCGTCCATTCAGCGTCATCAGCAACGTCCGAAGCTTGCGTATCGAGCGATGAATCAGTCTGCATACCTCAGCCTTTCAAAAAAGAAAACGCCGTGGCTCACTTTCCCTTGGGTCGTGCGGGAATATCTGAAACCGGTGGCGGTGCTGCATTGCGCGTCACAAAGCCATCTTGGCCACGTACTTGGGGGTCGCCAATTGTCGAGGGACGGTTTACACCACTACCGAAGCTCTCATTTTTAAAACGTTCGGACGTTAATGCTGCGGAATCAAACACAGGCACCGTCTTGCCTGAAGTCTTTTTTTCACCTGACATCTTGCCTCCCTCTCTTGCTATGTTGGTACGAGTGCCAATTGGTTAGATGGCTAGCTACTCCGGCTTTAAAACTTCTGCAACTGCAGCCAGTGCCGCTCGACCCTTTTCGCCACTATCGCGCCAGGCTTGCAGCAGTGCGCGTTCGGCGGGTGCCAGGGTGGCCTCTGACTCGTCGGCGTGTTTGCCTGTCACAACGAAAAGCACGTCAACTCCCAGCTTGTTCATCAGAGCCAACGCTTGGGCATTGGGCGTGGATTCGTTCTTTTCCCATTTGAGCAACGCACCGCGTGAAACCTCACATGCTTCTGCAAAAGCAAGTTGTTGGATGTTCAGGCGCAGCCGTTCGCTTTTAATGCGATCACCAAAAAGATCACAAAAGTTTTCGTTCATCTATTGACCGCTCACTTTTGTGAGCATATGATGCGTTTACGTTGTAACAATCTATGCCCAATAGTACATGACCACGTCAGCACAACCTACCCCTGCGCAGCTCACGCGCAAACACTCTGGTTCCGTAGAGCGCCTGGTGCATGAAAAGCCCATTGCTCTGCGCCTTGAAAAGCGTGAGCTGCAAGACGCACATGACATGGCCAAGGCTGAGGGCCGCAGCTCCAGCAACTTTTGCCGCCTGATTTATTTGATGGGCGTGGCTGAGTTCCGCCGCCGTGGCCGCATTGAGCTGACAGCGGCCGATATAGCCGCTAACGGCTAAAGCAGGTGGCGTGCAATGGTGGGGCGTTTTCATTTTTCTGACAGCAATTCTCAGGCGGCCAAGGCTGCTTTGGTTGCCAGCAAGCGCCTGAATGAGGCGGCTGATGCAGCGCGTGCGTCTGCGGGTGAAACCGCGCAAGGCAGTAGCCAAGCGGTGCAAGCTGTAACAGCCAAGCAGCCCTTCAAGGGCACCAGCAAAGAATCAACGCGCTTGCCTTGCCCACATTGCCGCTGGCCCAGCGTGATTCGCACCAGTGAGCAAATGTCGGTGCTGACACGGCAGTACGTGTTTTGCTGCGTGAATGCTGAATGCGGCCACACCTTTGTGGGCACGCTGGAAATATCGCGCACCCTCTCGCCTTCCGCCACGCCTGACCCAAGTGTGAACCTGCCCCTTTCCAGCCACGTGCGCCGCGACATGCTGCGCGCCCAGCTGGAGCATGCAGCCACCTCTGCACACACCGCCCGCAACACCGCGCCTGTGACAGGTGATTTATTCAGCCAGGGCGCACCGCCTCCTGACTGATACCCCTAGCGCCTAGCGCGCTGCCTTCCCCTTTTGCTTAACGACTGACAGAGCCTGTTTGCAGGCGCTGCGGGATTTTTTACGCCTTTTTTTGGATGGAGACGGTGATACAAGCACAGATCGAAAGCCAACGCGAACCACTCAAACCGCTGGGCAACTTTGAGATTGCGCCGGAGTTCAACACTGACAAGCAACCTCTTGATGTGGTGTACGAGCACCGGCACGCGCTCTACGTAAGTGATTTTGAGGGTGCCATCAGCATTGCCTCAACAGTGCTGCGCGGAATTTCTAAACCGCAGGGGTATGTGGATCTGGTGGTGGTTGAAGGCAATGAGTGCATCAACTTGTCCTACTCCCCCGGGCAAGCCCGCACCTTGGCCAACCTGTTGCTTGCTGCCGCAGCCGATGCAGATGCTGCTTTGGCCCAACTGGTTGCGAACAAGGAAGGCGGTGCAGCATGAGTCTGTTCCGCATTACCCATATTGACGAGCACCACACACGCCGCCGCATGCGTGTGCTGGCCTGCAACTGCCGCCAAGCCTTGCGCATGGTGGAACAACAGTTTGGCGATGCATGGTTTGCCAGCGCTGTACGCATGGAGGTGCAGCCATGAACGCCCCCGCAACCATGGATGAGCTGCAGGCGCAAATGAAAGCGCTTGGCAAAGCGGTGAAGGCGCAAAAACCACCCAAGCCCAAGCACCTGGGCAAGCCTGCCGCCAGCCTGAGCGTGCCCGAAGCGCGTGAGCGCCTGCGCACCCTGCGTGATGGGCTGCTGCAAAAAGCCAGTGGCGGTGTGTGGATGGACGGCGAGAGCCGCGAGTGGGCGCGCGTCAGTCATGAGCACCGAATGATGGTGATGATGCTGGCGGGCATTAGCGGTGACTTGGATGCACTGGCTGCCCGTGCGTGGCGTGAGTTCACCCCGGCGGAGCGTGCAGCGGTGAAGGGCGAAATGCGCGCGGCCAAGCGCACGTTTTCTGCCGTGGCTGCACTGTGCAGCCGCTTGTGATGTGGTGGTGAGCTGAAAGCTATGGCCCGCAAACCCATCACCAGAGCCGTGCAACACGCTGCGCGCAGCTTGCCTACCGCTTCCCTGAAAGAGTGGAAGCGGCACAAGCCCGCACCGTGGATGGCCAAGCGCGCACTAGATGCGCTGCTGCGTGCCGTGCCCGAGCAATGGCGCCAGCCGATTGCGCTGAGCGGGCTGGGCAAGCTGGATTTGCACAACCCAGACCCTGCCCCGCTGTGGCTACAAAGCTGGGATGCCATGCAGGCCATTGCAGAGTTTGACCAGCGCTTTGGCCGCGCCAGTAGCTGGAACCTGACCGATGGCGAGATCTGCGCATTGGCCAAGCGCATTGTGCAAGAAGCTCAAGAGCTGGACGCGGCCATGGTGGCCGAGGGTGCAGATGTGCCCCAGCGCATTGACACGGTGCGCATGTTGCTGCGCATGCTGGGTGTGCAAGAAAGCCGTCCGCTGCAAGGTGAGCCTGACATCAAGCGCAGCCACGACCCCAAGTGGTGGCGGATGTTGCTGCGCAAACACGTCGCCCGGGTGGTGGAAGGTGGTGCCGTGCGCTTGGGAGTTGTGAACCGCAAGCAAGGTGGCTATGCCAGTGACTTGGCAGTACGCCGCCGCCAAAACCAGATTGAGCGTAATCACGAGGCACTCAAGCGCAGCCTGTTCAAAAACGAGGCTGGCCAGATTTGGACGCTGGCTGAGTTGTCAGCACTGTCACCCTCGAACCCCGTCATTCGCGGCGGCGAGTTGATGACACGCATTCGCGGTGCGGAAGATTACGCAGACGCCCGCAACCATGTGGGCCTGTTTTTTACGCAGACTGCACCCAGCCGGTTTCACCCCATGACCGTGGGCGCCGGTGGCAGGCCACGCCCCAACCCGCGCTATGACGGGGTGAGCACCCCGCGTGATGCGCAGATGTGGCTACGCACCCGTTGGGCGCGGTTTCGGGCGCACCTGAAAAGCAAGGGCGTTCAGATATACGGCATTCGTGTGGCAGAGCCGCACCACGATGCCACACCACATTGGCACATGCTGATTTGGGCAGAGACCGAGGCAGAAGCGCAATACGTGGAGCTGGCCATGAAAGTGTGGTGGCTGGCTGAAGACGGCGACGAGCCCGGCGCTTTCAAAAACCGCGTGAACTGCAAGCGCATGACCAGCGGCGGTGCCGCAGGCTATGTGGCCAAGTACATCGCCAAGAGTGTGGGCCACGCTGCGCTGGCTGACCACCTGGACGTGGTGCAAGGCCAGCTGTGGGATGTGGAGCAAAACGACATGCCCGGCCACCGCCGTGTGGATGCGTGGGCGGCCACTTGGGGCATTCGGCAGTTTCAGGCCATTGGCATGCCCAGCGTGTGCGTGTGGCGTGAGCTGCGCCGTGTGGGCAAAGACCAGATCAACACCCTGCACCGCGCTGGAGACCAGACTACGCACCGTGCGTGGGTGGCCTGCCACCGAGAAGGAAACATTCAAGCCAACTGGCGCGTGTACATGGAGGCCATGGGCGGGCACTGCCGCCCGCGTGGCCAGTGGCACCTGCGCATGGCGCATCGCCCGCTGCGTGATGGTGAGTGCAACCAGTACGGCGAGGCGCTGACCGTGGGCCGCGTGGTGGGCCTGCAGACCGCCCGTGGCCAATGGCTGATTAGCCGCCGCTTGGCATGGACGCCTGTAGCCGCTGAAACCGAAACATTCAACCCTGAACTGTGCACGGATAGCGATTCCGGCTGTTCCCTCGCCATTGGCGAGGCACGAGCGGCCATGCCGCGAGCTTGGACTGGTTTCAATAACTGTAGAGGTCGTCTGACAGGCGAGCTGCGCAGGGCCCTTTTGGGCCGTGGAACCCACGAAGCCGAGGACTGTTTGCCCGGTTTTCCTGGCCGGAGTAGCGACGAATGGCGCTCCATCGGCCCCTCCCCCATCCCTTTTTACTGACCTGAAGCCCCCAGGAGGATTAGCGATGCCTGCAAAACGCACCGAACCCAGCCGAAGCCTGCTCAATCAGGCATCCGGTTTCAAGTACACGAACTCCGCCAGCACGAATCTGGCCAAAAAGTTTGCCGACATGCGCCGCGCCGCAGCCAAGGCCGAGCGCGAAGCCGCCAAGCAGCAAGCCAGCGCCGCGCAAACCCAGCTGGAGCTGGCCACCGTGACCGCCTTCCCCATGACCCGCAAAACCGCCAACGCCTTATGAGCACCCCAACCATTCAGAAAGAAAAGACCTGCACCCGCTGCAGTGAAAGCTGGCCAGCTGACGCCGAGTTTTTTACGACAGACCGCACCAAGGAAGACGGACTGCACGACCAGTGCAAAGCCTGCCGCGTGGACTGCTACTACAACCGCCGCAATTTTGGCCAGCTCACCAAAAACCTGTGCGGCGTGTTCACTGCACTGGTCACAAAACAAGAGCAGGCAGCGCTTGCAAATCAATAACTTCAATGGAAAACATCATGCAAACACAACAAGTACAAGCGCAAGCAGCTATGAAAAATGAATGCCAAGCACTAACACTGCCCGCCGTCATCCAGCGGCTGACTACAGAACAAGCACAGGTGAGTGCTGAGCTGAGCCGCATGCCTGCGGATGCATGGCTGAACGCACGCGGCCGAGCGCTGGCCAACCGTGAGCAAGAGCTGTTCACCACGCTGACCGTTTTGCGCGACATGACCAAAGCCACATTCCAAATCGCTGAACCCAGTCACTAAGAGGAAAACTTGCCATGTACATGATGATTTTTCGCGTGGTGCTGATGCCCGCTTTGGTCATGCTGAGTTTTTTCACCGGCTGGCGCATGGCTGTGCGCATGATTGCCGACGAGTGCCAACGCTTCGGTGGCTTTGTCTCTGGCAACAAAGAATTCCGCTGCATCAGCACCATGCAGATGTGGCTGATGCACGAATGCCCCAACAAGCGTGTGTATGTGGCTGGGCCCATGACTGGCCTGCCAGAAAGCAACTACCCCGCCTTCAATGCAGCCGCCGCACGCCTGCGCAGCAAAGGCTGGCACGTTGAAAACCCTGCCGAGAACCCCGCGCCCCACGTGGATGCTGCCTGCGACTGGACGGCTTATATGCGCATGGGCGTCAGCCAGCTCATGACCTGCCACGCCATTTACCTGCTGCCGGGCTGGCAGCAGTCCAAAGGCGCCAGCCTGGAGTACATGGTGGCCAAGCAACTGGGGCTGATGGTCTACGAACACGCCACGCAAGACGATGTGCTGCAAGAGCAGTTGCAGGCCTTGGTGGCCCAGTCACGCAAGCCACAAGCACGCACAGCAAAAAGCAATGCCAGCGCCGGAGAGGCCTGCGCTTAAAGCTATGAATTCAGGAGAGCAAACCATGAACACCACCGATTTGCAAACAACCAACCAAGCCGCAATGGCCAGCAGCGCACCACGGCTGGACACCGCTGGCATCGCCGCCCTGCTGGGCCTGAGCCGTGAACACGTCACCGACCGACTGACCAAGCGCCTGGACTTTCCCAAGCCCTATATCAATGTCAGCCGACGCACGCGCTACTGGCGCACCAGCGATGTGCTCAAGTGGATGGGAGGCAAATAGCCTTGTACTTTCCGCCAAACCCAGCCAGCGCTGGACTTATCGAAATGCTGCGCAGGGTCTCCTACGTCGGCCGCGACGTGGTGCGCGAAACCGCCCGCATCATGCGCATGCTTTGCACGTGGCCAGATGGGGAAATCGCTAACAACACTGCCCGCGGCAAAGGGGTGCAGGTGCAGGTGCATGTGACGATGAACACATAATCCGCGCATGTTCAAACCAAAAATTAATAGAGGGGATACATGTCGTGCAGCTTATTTAAACCAACCACACCGCTCCGTACCAAGATAGGCGTGGTCGTGACTGCGGTGTATCTCCTTCTATTGGGTCTGCTGCTCTACGCAAAGTGGCCACAGCTCATCACACTAGAGCTTAATGAGCTTGGAGATTTCGCGGCAGGAGCCTTTGGCCCACTCGCATTCCTGTGGCTGATTCTTGGATACATGCAGCAAGGCGATGAGTTAAAGCAAAACACGGATGCTTTGAGGCTTCAAGCCGAGGAACTTGCTAAAAATGTCATGCAGCAAGAAGCACTTGTTGCACTCGGCCAGCAGCAGCTAGAGCGCGAGAAACAGCAGGTGCAAGACGAACGCGACAGACAAGCAGCAGCGGCTCGTCCAAAATTTGAGCTTTCAGTCGTGCGTGATGCATATGAAATTGATGGCTGGACAAGGCTGGAGATAAGAGTCCAAAACGTTGGTGCCATTTGCAGTCACATGCGTGTTAACTCTGACACTAGAGGCCTGCACGTCACATTGGAGCCACACGCAAGTATTAACCATACTTGGTGGGTCATTGCTCAAGGTTCAGCGACTGAACCATTTGAAGTATTTGATTTCAGCATTAGCTACTTGGACATTGCAGGAAGTGCAGGCTCACAGAAAGTTTTCGCTAACCTTGATGGTGATGAAGAGTCCCGCTGGTTTAACGTGTATGGCGAAGACGATATGAGGCTATGGGAAGCGCGCCGTTCTATAAAGAACCCAAGAGATGGCAGCAAAGCTATTGATTCATTGATTCCCAGCTAATTTAAATTCGAGCAGCAATATCTTCGGCAGTCTCGCGATAGTAAGTATTGAACAGCTCGTTGATATCCACGTGACCACTGATTCGGGCCAGCGTCATAACATCCACACGCTTGCTTAGCAGAGTCAGCGCCGTGGCCCGGAGGTCATGAAACCGCAGCCCTTCAATCATGGTGCGGTCACGCAGCTTGCGATAAAGCACATCACGGCTGGCATCACTGATAGTGAAATAAGCATCACGCCCCTCGCGCTGGGCCTGCGCCTCCAGCACACGCAGCAAACGCACGGCCCGGCTGGTGAGTGGAACGCGGCGGGCACCAATCAATGCTTCGGTCTTGTGCTTGGGTAGCTCATAAACCTTTCGCTTGAGATCCACGGTGCTGCGCGACATGCGCAAAATCTCTCCGCTACGCATGGCGGTGTGCAAGGCCACCAGCATGGCCCAGGCAGCTTGCTGTTGTGGTGTGTTGGGCGCCACACGTGGTGACGCGCCAGCAGAACGCAGCATGCGCCGGATTTCTGTCCACCCGCCTGTGCGGCGCCGTGCATGCGCTTTAGCCGGTAGACGAATCTCTTGCCAAGGGCTTTTGGGTGCCCACTTCCACTGCTTCACGGCAATTGTCCAGACAGGGCGGTATTGCTGAGCCTCACGCAAAACGCTGGAGCCTGAAACCTGCTTAAGCCGAGCATCGCGCCAGTTGGCTAGGTCGTCAGCTGTGATCTCGTGCAGCACCTTGTTGGCCAGCTCGGGGAAGTCTCGCAGCCAGGCATCAAACCGCAAGTTGTCAGCGCGTGATGTGCTGGCCGTCTTGCTGTCTGTGACTTCGCGCCGGTAGCGCTCTACCGCTTCAGCCAAGGTGCGGCGTGGATATTCACCACGCGCGCCAGACAAAATCGCCGCTTCTTCAGCAACGGCCCACGCCTGTGCCTCTGCTTTGGTTGGGCGCGTTGCTGTTCGCCGCACGCCTGCGCGCTCAACCTCTGCGCGCCATCCGTTTTTGACTTTTCTTAAGTACGCCAT